CTTTACGGGTCATTTCACCGCCGTGCGCCGCTCGACGAGGCTGTGCCAAAGGCATTGACCCGTAGCCACTATACGTCGTGTACATAGGACCGATGTTGATGCCATACTTGGCAGGGTCAGCGGCAAGAAGCTGTTCGCCGGTCATCATGTTGGCGATTCCGAGTGGAGATTCAACCTCTTCTTGTTCAAACCCGCCAGTCAGACCCATAACGCCAAGTCCTGCTCCGGCTAGAGGTAAATACTTGCTCATGCCTACCTCGTTTGCCTTCGCTATCACATCAGCATATTTTTCAGGATTAGCCAATATGGTTTCTGGAGTGACGCCCATTCTTTTAGCGTAACTAGCAATCCTACCACCGAAAATTCTCTCCTCTACTGCGCTGGGACTAAAAGCTCCTTGTAGCCCTTCCAAAAAGCCTATGTTGTCTCCGGGCTTAAATGCCCCAACAATGTTTTCCGTAAAGGTTCTTGGTGCTTGTTGCGCGGCTTGGTCGAGTGACCTAGTGCCTAGCCCTTCGATTGCATCCGCGTAGTTTGCCGGAGCGGAGGCTTCAGGTGCTCCAGCCAGTGGCGTGGTGTTTAATCCTTCGATTGCATCCGCGTAAGTCACTGGCGCTGTGGATGCCTGTGGTACAGGTGCTTGTGCTGGTTGCATAGGAACAGCAAAGGGATCTGCTCCCGTGCTGAAAGCTGTGCCACCAGTGTCTGCCAATGTTCGTGCTGACGTTGTCTGAGCAGGAAGGCGTGGGGTGAACTCTAAACTTTGAGGCATGTCAGCCGCAAAAGTCTCAGCGGAAGCGCCTACATCAGGAAGTGCTCCTCCCTGTCCAACAGCATCAGCAACAGGTGCTGGCGTGGCCCGTGGTCCAAAGCCCATGAATTCTTTTGCTTTGTCAAATTGCCCGCCGACCGTGGTAGCACCCTGGTAGCTACCCGCTTCAAAGCCTGCCGCACCCTGAGTAACACCACCGATTGCACCGGCTGTCAAGCCACCGATTGCACCCATTTTGAGAGCATCCTTCAGGTTTCCGCCTGCGGCAAGCGTGGAGCCTGCACCACCGACAAAACCGGAAACTGCGGCAACGCCTACTGAAGAGGTGACTCCGAGCATACTCGCGGCGGCTGGTCCCAAAAAGAAACCCAGCGCGATGCTGGTAACTATCTTGCCCACGGTTGAACTGGCAAACTTCTTGATTGCCTTGCCTACCTTTTTAAATACTTTTTTAACGCCCTTGAAGATCTTTTTGATAAAAAATTCGGGGAGGCCAGTGTAGGGATTGATTGTGCCACTCCCCCCCATCTGCCGAAGGACAGAAGCCTCTCGTGGGCTGATGTGCGCCAGCATGGTATCACCATAGCGACCTGCACGAGCCATTTCAGCGGCAATGGGGTTCAAACTAGCTAGGCCACCTTTGGCAAATCCCATGGGCGCCGTCTGCATGCCTGATGTAGCACGAATCTCGTCCAGAGCGATATTCATCGCACCAAAAAATTCCGGATCAAAAGTTGGGGGCAGGAGGTCTTCTGGAACATCCTGCTCCATGTACTTGGCTCGGATCATGGCATAGTCACCAGGATTCGCTAGAATCTCATCGACCATTTGATCCAGTACACTGAGAACCTCTGGCGGAAGCTCAAGACCACGCAGTTCCGCTTTAAATTCAGCAACGGCAATAGGGTCAGCCTCGGAGGCCGCACTGAGCAATTCTTCGTTAAATTCTGTGGGGGAGACGTCCTGACGCATCTGCTCGAAAGCCGCCAGATTCTCAGGAGTCATTTCATTTTGCGGGGATGGCATCATTCCCGGCATCGCCATATCAGCCATATTGCACCTATCGAAAAAGTGTTTTTGTTGCTGGACCACATGGGTCGGCGCGCCAGAAGACGCGAATTAACTCGCATTATGCGATGTTTATTACGTTCTGTCTACTTCGAGATACGACAGGTAAAAAGTAACATCGGCTTGAGAAGACGTGACTTTCAGGGCGTCCCCTTCTTCCAGCACAAACGGCACGCCGTTGAAGACATCCGTCGATGTGTTCACCGCTAAACTCTTGCTTTTCAAGGCGTAATGGGCGGTGACGTCACCGCTGTCGTATTGGGTGACGGTCAGCACGCTTGCCCCTGAAGAGGCATTCGTCACGCGCAGTGACCGGACAACCGCAGTTGTGGCGGCAGGCACGGTGTAAAGCGTGGTTTCTGTCGCCGCGCTTGGAATGCTTACTTGATGTAGATATCGGTTAGCCATTAGGTCAGATCGTAAAACTCAAAAGTGCCAATGATGTCGTTGGTACCGGCAAAAACTCGTGCCGCAAGGGTTAGTGTATCGCTAGTTCCTGCAATTGTCCTGCCTAACTGCAAATCGAAGTTGTAGTCGAAAGTTGTGCCTATGCCCGATGCGCTTTGGTTCGTCCCACTGAGATACTGCACATCGACAATTTCACCACCAGAAAGAGCTGTAGCACTGATGTCATAGTCTACGTTGTCAAACTCCGTGGTGTTGTAAGATGCGCCCGTCAGCGTGGCGTTACGTATGAGCGCAATCTCATAATTGTCTGGGTTAGTCCCACTGGGCAACACCGGAAGTCCTGCGGGCAGTACGATAGCATCAAGCCGATCAGAGGCCAGCCGTATTGTTACGAGAGGCTCAAAAGTGGTGCCGACTTCTGTGTCAGAAGTCATCCGAGCACATTGTTTCGCCACCTTGGTCTGATATCCGCCTTCTGAGATCATGGTAGAACAAATCTGTTTCATCTGTGAACTTGAAGCAGTTGTGTCAGTGTTAGTGATCTCGTATCGAATAGGCAAAATTGCCGTGGTCATGTAAACCGAATCGATGGCATTTGCGTTGTGGAAAGTATGGGCAACTATCAAGGATCCATCAATAACAAAGCCACACCTGACAGAGCCTACACCCAGCCACTCAAAATCTTGCCAAAATATTTGCGTCTTAGTGAGGTCAATAGTGATTCCGCTGGCTCCGCCACCGTCAAACGTATCGCCATTCCAGCTAGATTGCGCCACTCGTGTGTTGACAACAGAGCCTGTCACGTTGCTCCTCAGGACCATGTAAACGGTGTCGTCGTCCTGCTCTAAGTAGACGCCGTTTTCTGCACCAAAGTAACCCACGCGCTGTCGTAAATTTGTTTTAGCCGCACCGAACGAAAAAGTGTTCATTGACAGCAGGCTCTTACCAGGCTGATATGGAAAAACGCGCTTGGTTTCACGGATTACTTCATCGCCCGATGTGGTAGTAACGTCTAGCTCCAAAGTGCTTTCGTCGGCAACATAGGTCGTTGACCCGCTTCCACTAGTGGACGTGTCAAACTTGTCGTTTTCCTGGTATCGAGCCTGGCTGTCAAAAAGCGTAAACGGTTGGCTCGTGCGCAGTCTACCAAAGGCGTCTCCAGCGGGTCCTGACGGGTATATTCCTGTTGATCCAGTCACTTCTTCCTCCCCTCGGGATTCAAACCAAGAAATCGCCGACATTGAATTTTCACTGACGATTGGGGTATACGTAGAATTAAGCTGGAAAATAATTTGCTCAAGGGAGCGCACCAGTTGGTTGAATTGCTCTGGACTGTAGTCGCCGGTCGCGGCGTTAGGTAATCGAACATTCTGTATTTTGCTCATCTTAGGCCGTCAGGTTGAATGTCAACACGCATCGTGCCATATCGCCACGCGGTGTCAACCTCATCACTCGTAATTTTAAGTTGAATCTGTCTACCACGCGCACGAGTATCTACTTTTTGCGTCGTAGGACTGATGATATAGGGATCCAAAGAGCTGAAGGTTGCATCTGCCTGCGGATAAGCGCGAAGAAAAAGATGCACGGTTAAATCACCATTTTGGTCTTTAAAATCAGGGATAAATCGCTTCAGATACATCATCTGGTCACCATCTCCGATGTCGAAATAACCGGAGGTAATGAATGCGGTCATCGCATCGCCGTTGGCATTTGTGCCGCGCTCCTGCTCATAGACCGCTGTTCTGCCTGGTGTCAGCCCATAGATAGTGCTGATTGTGCTTGCGGTGCTGTCTTTCAGGTATTCGGTAGCCAAAGGGTATTCATATGCGCCTACGTCCTGCCATGCCGTTCGTGACAGCGTGCCAATTGACCAGACATTTTCTAGGTAGTTATAGGTGACACATCGGTCTACAAAGTCGCTGGTGTGGCTACAATAAAACCAGGTAATCTCATTGAACTGGGAGTTCAGGCTGGCGGCGATCTTATAAGATTGCGTCAAATTGATATCGTTGAAAACGTAATCTTGCACTGACGACGGTAGCTTTTTGACCGTGCCGTCAAAGATATAAAACGCCTCTTTTCCCATCCAAAATGCAACACCGTTTACATCAATTGCGGCGTGGGGGCCTGTACAGCCACAGTTAGCGCCTAATTGGTTGAAACCAAAAGTATACGGGGGACCCACATACTGCATACCATGAATAGAGCTGTCGGTCAGAATAAGAATTTGTCCGCGTGAGCGAATAGCACTCACTATCAAATTGCCATCAGAAAGACGTTGTCCACCTGCCGTGTTGGTTGCCGTTTCAACCCAGGTGTTCACATCCTCTTGATTCGAGAACCTCACGAACATCGGGTCTTGCGTAGCGGCGTCCCCTATAGTCGTTTCTGTCCCTAAAAGGACCAAATGTCTGTCTGGCGTAGACACAATCGCGTAATTGCTTGTGGTAGGTGCGTTTGTCACAACTGCCGCACGAGTGGTCACCCCCGCACTAAGATCCCACAAGTAGGTTGAACCTTCGGTATATTGACAAATTAAGTCTTCACCAAAGGTATCAAACTGCCAGATGCGTGGGTGTAGGGCTATCCCTGTTCCACTGGCTCTGGGGGTGCCCCATGTTCCCACGCCCCAGGCTCCTACGCCCCAGCCAAAGTCAAAATAGCTAATGTCAGACCCGACGTTAATTTGATACTGGCCTATAACAGAGCTTCCGCCATTGCCGGTGTCCGAGCCATCTGCATTTACAGGCGCTGTTATGGTGTAGGTATTTGGGTCAGTGATCGAGGTTATCTCATACTCGCTGTTGAGTATGTCGGCGGTGATTTGACCGCCCAAAGAAACTGCTCCTGAAAAGGTAACAAAGTCTCCCTGAAAGGCACCGTGATCGCTATCGGTAACGGTTATAATGGCTGATCCAGAGGACGCAGAAAACGTCACGTCGCCTACGCCGGTCGTCTGACGAATGGGCGTTATGTCCGTAAAGGTGCCGCCCGTTTCAACGTATAGCTTTCGATTGGTGCCCACCGCCATGTACGGTGTGCCATCAAGCGCCGTCCACGAAAAGATATCACTGGCAAAGCCTACTAAACTCTGCCCATTGAATTCCTGCCAACCGCCTATTTTTTCAGGGAGGCCGTACCGAAAACGCACATTATCGCAGTCCGTCCAGCCGCCTTCAGCGCCGTATTCGGTATTCTGTTTATCAATTCCTGGTGCCAGAGTGAGGCGGAAAAAAGCCATGGTTTAGCCATCCTGATATTTGCCAGTGCGCAACATATCTGTCAATTCTACCGCTCTTTGACCCACTTGGGTACTCCAACGGGAATCCATGAACTCAGCGCTTGCGGTCTCCCAATCGTTGTTTGCCATACCTGCCAGCGCCTTTTCAAACTTTAGCAGGCGGGTTAAGCCCAGGTTAAAACAGAGCGAGATCATCACGTCCTGACGCACTGGGTCCAACTTGCTGTACCAGTCAAACGTCCGAGTCAACTCCTCAATGCAACGCTTCAGGTCATTAGCCAGGAGGTAGTCCACTTCATCATCGCTTAGACCCAGTGACCCCTCGGCAATACATCTCCCAACGCCAATGGTCTCGAGATTTTCACTGTCAAGGTAAACATGGTTGCGAACACCTTCGTGCCGACGAAGCATTTCTATCAGCCTATCCATCAGGCGTAATCTCCAGATAAGTTTTGTTTTATTTGTTTCAACATTATCTTTTTAATTCCGGATTCCTTTACATTATTGTAAAAAGGAATCAACGTCTTCGCAATTATGGGGCTTCTGCTTTTAAGAGAGG